TATCGCCTTGATAGCGAATACTTTTGTGACTTTTACGACTGGTAATTATATCAAAATTTTTTGGTTGGTAAACCTTACAATCAATATTGTATTTTTTAAATCGATTTACTAAAGAGCTTGTTTCTGTATCTTTTTCAACAGAAAATGCATCATAATGAAATATCCAAACAGAGTTCATTCGTAATTTAATTCTTCTATATCAAAATCTTGGGGATCTTCTTCAATATTATCACTAAGATCTGTTTCTTGGTCTGAAACTTTAGATTCAGCTACTAAATTATACCAATAAAAAGGATTGTAAAGATTAAACATATTTTCTCCTATTGTTTCGGTTTTACAAATACACAATTTCCGTCAACTCTAAACCATGGAAACTTAACATAACTTGTCATAGTTTGCAAAGCATATTCGCAACTAGGTTGATCTTTAAATTGCAATTGAATTCGCCCTGGTACATCACTGGCATCATAAATGTTAACTACTATAAGAAACAATGTCCACATCTGGTAATTCTTTTGTCCAATAAACAATTTCCCAGCGACCATCATGATGTTCTACTAAAGCACTACATGATTCTACCCAATCCCCATCATTCATGTATACAAAACCATCTATTTTTTTAATTTCTGCTTTGTGGATGTGTCCGCATATAACTCCGTCAAAACCACGCTTACGGCTATAGTTAACAAGATTGCGCTCAAAATGAAATATAAAATCCACAGCCCGCTTGACACGCTGTTTAAGAAATTGAGAAAGAGACCAATAACCGAATCCAAATCTATGCCTCCAACGATTAAAAGAGGAATTAAGTACAATTAAAACATCATAAGCTTTATCGCCCAGAAAACTTATCCAAGGCGCCAACCTGGTTATGCCATCAAACAAATCTCCGTGTATAACTAGATAACGTTTTCCGTCTAGACCCATATGCACAGTTTGATTTAGAACGTGTATTTTTCCAAAAGAAATTCCATATGGAATCATAGGTCTTAGAAATTCATCATGATTTCCTGCGATATAGAACACTTCTGTGCCTTGCTTGGCATGCCCCAAAATTCGACGCACAACATTGGTATGGGCTTGTTTCCAAGCCCATTTATTTTGTTGTATTTTCCAGCCGTCTACTATATCCCCTATAAGGTATAGTTTTTCTGCTGTATTATTTTTAAGAAAATTGACCAATAAATCTGCTTTGCATCCTTTACTACCTAGATGAATATCGGATATAAAAATAGACTTATAATACATTTGTATGATCAGGTATTCTTTTGCCCTAATTCACAATTCCAGTTGTACTGAAAGTATAGTCATTACTCATGTAATGTTGTATAATTGGGGGAAGTTACCTGAATAGGGTTATTTTATATCTATAAGGTGTAATCTAATTTTAATCTAAACTGTTCGAAGATGTTCCCTTAATTTGTCCCAATCTATGTCGAAACTAATTTTTTGCCCATCTTTAATTACTGTTTTCGAGTACACCCCTTCGTATACTCCATCCGCCAGTATCTCAACAGCATTCGGTGTTTCTACTACTTTTTCTACTACTTTTTCTACTACTTTTTCTTTTTTAGCTGCTTTAGTCTTTGGAGCAGCTGTTTTAGCACTTGGTTTTCTCGGCATATTTATCTCCTAATGGTGCTGATGATGAGATTCGAACTCATGACTTCTATCTTACCAAGATAGCGATCTGCCACTGATCTACATCAGCATAAAAGTTCTTCTAAAGCTCTGGGATTTTTGGTGAACCATATAGGCAATGTATATCTTTTGCCTTCTTTGATTTCATTTACACTATGAATATGTCTATCATCACTAAAAAAGAAAATTACACTACCAGTTTTAGGGACACTGATATATCTTTCACCTTTTAAATTAGTGATAATAGTTTCGCCCCCAATATAATCATCATTTAAGTAAATTACACAAGACACGTAACGTTCAATAAGTTCTGCTCTATAAAAATTATCTCCCGGATTGCCATATGGCGTATCCTTATGTTCTGCCATTTTCATTCCTTTACGCCACAATACTAGATCAGTAAAGTTAGGATAAAGAATACTATTGTAACATTCAGATGCTAATAAAGCTATCTCGAATCTTAATTTTTTAATGAAAAATAAAAGATCAGAGTTTTTAATAGTTTTAAAATCTAAAGAATCATTATTATGCCAAGGCATTTTATTCAGATCTTTTTCATCATCAGTAAATACTACTTTAAGATAGTCAGTGATACGCTCACAATTAGAGTGAGAAATCACATTATCAAATCTAAATAAATTTTTTATATTGGTTTCTATTTTTATCATAATATTATATATGGAGCGGGTAGCGAGAATCGAACTCGCAAATCTTCCTTGGCAAGGAAGCAGGTTACCTTTACATCATACCCGCATGGTGCCCCAGGGGAGACTCGAACTCCCAAAATTATGATCCTAAGTCATACACGTATGCCAATTCCGTCACCGGGGCAATAACTGGTCTCGGATGCAAGAATCGAACTTGCGCCTCATGCTCCCAAAGCACGAATGATACCATTTCACCAATCCGAGTTATCTTAATAATCTTTTTACAAACTTTAACAATAAAAGATGATGTCTATATTCATGCCAATAAGGATGTAGAAATTTTTTCTTGTACCAATAGATATCACTTTCAGGATGAGGACCGATCACTCCAATATTATTTTGTATAATTGCTGCAGCATCACCATTACTATAAGTAGCAATAGTTTCAAAATTATTAGTATTACTTAATAAGCTACATCCATCGTAAAAGAACATTGATTCATCATGCCCTAACCAATTTACATTAACAACTGTTCCATAACTTCTATTTGTCTCAGCATTAGGTCTTTTTATATATTGTACAGGATTTGCATCATTAAGTAAATTAAAATAATGAGGGCCTGCCCAATAAGCTCCCATACAAATGCCAAGATATCTTTTGCCTTTAAATATATGATTTCGTATAATATCTTCTTTATCTTTAAGCAATTTCATATAACGATTGCTATCACCTATACCACCAGGAAAAGCTATTAATTGATATTTTTTAAAGTAAGAATCTGTTATTTCGTCTTTGTTAAAGCAATCAATATCGTAGGTTAACCCAAGTGCTCTAATTATACCATGGGCACATTGTAAACTACACTCCGGATGATTGTGAAATATAGCTATACGTTGATTTTTCAATTTATTTTCATCCAGTTCCTATCTTGAATTTTTAAATTATTACAAAAATTTGATGGAAAACTTATGGATATTCTTTTAGTCAATGATGTAACTTTATGATACATCATTCTCGGAATAAATGTCACATCTCCAGGTTCCATAGTAACATCTAAAACAGGTTTTTCTTTAAATGTATCGTTATATGTTCTAGGCTCAGAACCTTTAGCCTGTATATTCCATACTTGATGATTAGATACTCCTTCAACCTGCACTATCAAATTATGAGACCAATCCCAATGTATAGGAAATCCCGACGTCTCCAAATTATTATCATTTATAGCAAAATAAATATGGGCATCTGTGGGTATTTTGAATAATTTTTCTAATTGGTCACAAATAGAATTTATTTTAAAATTTGCTTTTGACATATCACTAAGATATGCTGAATAGTTATTCAGCTCTTGAAATAAGATATTAATAGGCCATGTATTTTTGTCTGTAAGCCAGCCCTCATTTTCCCAAGTATAATTATTACTACTATTAATTTTTAGTCTATTGTCACTAACTAGTGGTCTAAAATTAAGAATATTTTCTAACTCATTCCAAGAAAAAATATCTTTTACCGCATTCTTCTCATGTAAAGGTTTTAACTTTGAAATTTTATTTAATAATTTTTCGGATAACATTTTAATATTTCACATAATGAGAATTAAAAGCCACAGAAATTCTATCGTGTTCGGATTTATTAGGTTCAACGGTATGCCTTAACCAACTTGGAAACACAACTATTCTATTAGCCAGAGGCTGATATGAAATAGATTGACTAAGAACTTCATCGTTATTAAATCTAGAATTAAAATCAAAATAAGAGGAGATCATATTAAGATTAGGGTTATCAAAAATAATTTTACCACAATTAGGCGGAGTTTTTAAATATAAAACACCCGACAATACTGATCTCGGATGGATATGCGAACAGTTATAATTATCTTTCAAATTCACATTTATCCAAGTATTATCCAAAACTGCTCTTATTTTCCAATTTGATACTATTACATATTCGTCTAATTTTTTTTGAATATATGAAAACAATTCTTGCAATTCAATATCAGAATGATCTAAATCATGACTTTGCCAACCACCCATATTTGAGTATATTCGACCATCAGATTTTTTTACTAATGAATATGTATAATCTATAAGCTTATTTGTATCTATCTCTGCATCATCTTCAAACGCTATAACTGTGGGAAACCATTTTTCGAATTTCATATCTGACCCTAAAATAAGATATTGGTGGGAACTGAAGGAATTGAACCTAACTGCCAACCACCCTACATATTATGGCAACGGATTTACAGTCCGCCGTAGGGAACAGCTCCCATAACTGGAGTGAAGGGCGGGATTCGAACCCACGGTTTTAGAGTTTTGCAGACTCTTGCATTGGGCCACTCTGCCACCTTCACGTAATATTGGCTCACCGACCTGGGCTCGAACCAGGGACCGACGGATTAACAGTCCGGCGCTCTACCAACTGAGCTATCGGTGAATATCTTAATATTATATATGCTGTAGTTATATATGTCAAACAATTTGAATAACTGGCGGAAGGTACTGGATTCGAACCAGTGCGCCCATTTCTAAACGACAGTTTAGCAAACTGTTGCGATAACCACTCTGCCAACCTTCCTAAAATGGCACCACCGGCAGGAATCGAACCCACATCGGACGCTTTAGAAGAGCGTTGCCTTATCCATTAGACCACGGTGGTATATTTGGTGCCCCCTGACAGAATCGAACTGCCAACTACGGATTACAAAACCGTCGTTATACCATTTAACTAAAAGGGCAAAACTGGGCCCGGAGGACGGATTCGAACCCGATCCTGCGCCGTGACAGGACACTATACTCGCCGATATACTATGGAACCAAATTTACCATATTCTAGCACATTGCGAGCTGTCCGCGGCAGCGCCCATAAAGAGAGTAGTGTGCTAGAATATGGTACCAGATAGTGGGATCAAACCACTGACCTCTCGATTATCAGTCGAGTGCTCTATCGCTGAGCTAACCTGGTAAGATCGATTAGGGGCGCAATGTTGTCGTTTAAGAGCAGGTAGTACCATACCGCTCCCCCTTTTAAACTTCGTCTCCCGACGTTTAAGCTGCGATTTGCTTCAGCTCTTCAATCTCAAGATCCTCGTCCTCAGCTTTTGGAGCGACTGTAACCTTGGGTTGCTTAACAGCGTTGGTCTTAGCAGGAGCCTTAACCTTGGCCGGCGCCTTAGCAACTTTCGGCGCTGTAGTGTTGCCTGATTTCTTACCCATTGTCTCATTAATAAGGTCAGCCCATTGCTCGAACACTCCTCCAACTGAAAGCAAATGCTGGCATGCTTCTGCTTTTGTCATTGATTTAGGAAGTTCAATCAGCTCCAATGGACTATGTCCGCCTTTAGCCAGTAGCTTAGTACGAGACACGATATCATTGGCGAACCGAACCTTAGTAACACCATGCTGGGTTGAAACACCCGCAACTGTAAAATATTGAATCGACATAATAAAATTACCTCTCATATTTAAATTTAATTACTACCATACCATAATATTAACATCGTTAGAATCGCATGTCAAGCATTTTGGATAAATTTCTTAACCGCGGTGCTATGTTTACAATACTTACGATACTGATAACCAATACAATCACATTGGACACTACCGTTTTGCGAGATTACATTGTAGGTTTTGCCCTTAGACTTTGACCTAACAATGAACATTCTACTATCAATACGATCCTGTGTCAAGTCGAATCCAACAATATTTGGCTTGTAAATATGCGATACCGGATAATTGGGGTTGCCAGTCATCACGGATACATAGTCATCATCCAACCATTTTGGTTTTTGTACTACTTGACCCTTAACCTGTCGCTCAATCCAACCCTCTTGCTTATACAGATGAGAGTATGCCTTGACCTTAAGGTCCACTGTTTGTCCAATATTTAATTTCATCATACCATTATTATATAACCAACTGTATTCCGTGTCAAATGCTCGGGGATTGGTGTTGTGAAAGAACAACACTTGTAGGTTATTGATTTACAAAAGGTAAAAATAGGGGCCTAAACCCCCTATTTTACTTCTCCTCTGATTTGAATTCTATATGTCCTTCTGATTCTAAAAATTCAAGAGTATCTGATACCCCTCTATCAATCCCTGCTCTATAGCACCCGTAACATGCTGCAACGAACAGACCTATTTGAATCAGATCGTTTATTGTAAATACTAATTTTTCCATCCCACCCCCTTATTGGCAGGTTAATTTATATTTTCATAGGTACTAGTATTTATTAGTCAGTAAATGACGCGGGTTCTTTCGCGAAAAATGTCTCTTCCTCTTCTTTTGTTAGTTTCTTTGGCTTATCCATTACCACTTCTTGAAGAACTACCTTCTCAGGTTTTTGTTCCTCTTGTAATTTTAATTGTTCTGGAGTGAAAAGCATAATGTCTCCTAAATTTTTATACTAGAAAAATCTCTAGATGGTTTCTTAAATACGTTACTTAAATCATAATTATCTAATTTATCTTCATTTAACTTTATACCTGAGTCTGATAATCCTTTTTGGGCAGACTGTTCCAAATCATATAATTTCATCTTCGCCCTATCCACACCTATTACGAATCTTTTATTCATTGTTGGATCATTATATCTATTCTTTAGTTGTTTCACCATCAACTGATTTAATTGATCTAGTTCTTCAGAAGCAATTAAAGCAAACATAAAATCCACTGTCGCCGGAAGACCAAAAGACTCAGATGTATCTGTTAGTTCTACATCAGTATTACCATAACCACCTCTAGTAGTCTGAGTAGCACTAAGAATAGGAACATCCATCTCTACAGCAAGCCCTCGAAGCTCTTCAGCAATAGCTTTAATATATGTATAAGAGTTTACATTTGCTCCAGCACGGAATCTAGAGCTAGCACATATATTTAAGTAGTCTATAACGATAATATCTGGTCTAAAATTTCTTTTTAGTTGCAATTCATTAAGTAAAGACTTAAAGTGCCCGACGTGCGCACTTGCAGTAGGATATTCTTTAATAATTAACTTACCATGTGTCTTGCCTTTAATCTTCTCTATTCTATTATCGAATAAAGGTTTAGTCAGTTCTTTTAACTGATCTAAAGTCACATTCATTAGATTCGCATCAATTCTTTCTGCGATTCTTTCTTCAGCCATTTCAAGTGTTATATACAAGACATTTTTATTTTGGCTTAACACTGATGCTGCTACATGACACATGAATAAAGATTTACCAACACCAGTGCCTGCAAGTACAACATTCAATGTCTTATTCGGAAGACCTCCGTTAGTGATCTTATTAAAAAAGTCCAAGTCGAATCGTATGCGAGATTCGACACGATGATAATATTCAAAGCGATCGCTAGAATTATCAATATAATCATGACCGACATTGTTGTCAAAACAAACTCCTAGTGCTTCTTGTAGAATAGATGGGATACCATCTTGATTATGTTCTTTATCCTTGCCATCTATGATACTAATAGATTTTAGAATAGCATTATAAACTGCTTTGTCTTTACAGAATTTTTCTGTTTCAGTAATTAACCATTCGCTGTTAGATGTATCTTGTGCAAGACTATCAATAAAATCTAATACATTTTTATATTCATCCTCCCCGACGCGTTTATCATTTTGAATAGAAATAACAAGTGCGTCTTTAGTCGGCAATGCATTATATTTAGTAATAAAATCACTAGTATGATTGAATACTAGTTTATCTACATTATCTAAAAAGTAATCGGCTTTGAGAAAGGGGATAACCTTTCTCATATAATTATCATCGTGAATCAGATTCTGTAGAATTATCTTTTCGAGTCTCATGTTCGTAGTTTTCAATAGCCCTTGTTAGAATATCGTTAATAATACCACCTATTGTATCATTAAAATCTTGAGAAGTCAACTCCTCGTCTGTAGCATCTCTAGGCTTTTGAATAAAGTTAAAATCTAAAGCAGCTTCGCCTGTAGTATCATCTGCTAATTTGAATTCATTAATACTAATAACTGTACCTTCGAATCTACCATCTAGAATTTTAAATCCCCAGACATCATTATCTTCGTTCTTAACAGACCAAGGTTCATAAGCCACTTGCATTGCTAAACTCCTCATTAATATCATCTTCACTCATAGTAGATTGCATTAAATTGCCACCCGATAACATGTATTTGTTTTCAATATATTCTTGAAATGACTTATCTTTTAGTACAGGCATCCAAAACTCTTTAGTATCAGTATCAGCTAGTCTATATTTTTTCTCTTCTCCTGCTCGAGAATACCAACCATTACTTGGCTTAACTACATGCCCAGATTCAAGTGCAATTTCAATAAGACCAGACCACTTACTGATTCCGCCATGGAAGTTGACTGAAATAGGAATTTTAGATTTCTCTTTAACATATCGAGACTTTTCTACGTTAATAATAAAATTATAACCAACGATATCTGAACCATCTTTTTCTTGTTGTCGACCAAGAATCCAAATATTATCTGCAGAATAAACTACACCTGTACCTCCAGAAACAATCTGTTTAGGAAACAAACCAATTTCCTGATAAGTATGATTTACAACAATCATTGGAATGTCTTTGATTGTTAGGTGAGGAGTAACCATTCTAAATAAGGATTTCATTTGTTTAGCCCGGGTCATATCTGCAACAGATTTACCCTCAAGTGCATCATCCACTTCTTTCTTTGAAGCAAGATTGCCTACCGAATCAACAATAATAATTACTCTTTCATTACGCTCAATATTATTAAGTTGATTCATTACATCATGTTTTAACTGTTCAATGTCAGTAATGGGAGTGTGAAATACTTTGTCAGTTTGGATTCCGAAAGAATCGAAATAAGACTGAGGGCTACCAAACTCAGAATCATAGAATAGAACAACCGAATCTTCATATTTTTCCATGTAAGATTTAGCAAATAGCAGGGCAAATGCTGTTTTAAAATGTTTTGATGGGCCTGCTAATACTGTAAGTCCTGGCGTCAACCCACCATCCAACCTACCTGATAGTGCCACATTGATCATTGGCACTGCTGTTTGAATCATATCTTTGTTGCCAAAGAATTTAGATTTATTTAGAATTTCCGATTGTTTAATCGTAGTATTCTTTTTTAGTTTATCAATTAACGACATCATAACTCCTATGCGAATAATCCTTCTAGAGTCGCCGCTGGTTTAGACTTCCAGCCGAGCCCTTCAAGAATAGTATTTAATGGTTCAAGGAACGACTTCTCGAACATAGTATCATAATCAACAAAACTTGTCAATTGAAATTCTTCAGGAATGGCAGAAACAAATGCGATACAATTCTCTCCAATCACATTTGGTTCTCTTAGATACAAGAATTTGATCTTATCTCCTTCTCTAATCAACTCATATTTCTTTTCAAGTTTTAATGACTTCAAATAATGATTGTATAGTAAGGATCCTCGTACATGCATAGGCGTGGCTTGCCTATAGATTTTTGCTTTATCGGTATATTTGTCTACCCCATTCACACTTCTAGGAAAAGCAATTGCTTCTGGTTGTAGTTTTCTATATTCAATTTCAAATTCATTAATATACGATTGGATGTCTGTTTCAGTCTTTGTTAAAGCAATTTTAACAGCTTGTCTTA